CACCAATTTGCGAAGGGGCTGGAACATGACTTATCCGCTAGTGTCGCCCGGTACATCAGTTACCGTTACCGACGAATCCTACTACGCATCGGCTGGTGAAGGCACTGTTCCGCTGATCATCATCGGCACCCACGAATACAAGGCGCTTCCTTCGGGTGGCGGCGTGGCAGAAGGCACTTTGCCTGAGAACGCAAACAAGCTCTACCCAATTACGAGCCAGCGCGAACTCCTCCAGACCTTTGGCAACCCAATCTTCTACACCAAGAACGGTTCCTCCGTTCACGGCTACGAACTCAACGAGTTCGGTCTCCATGCTGCTTATCAGTATCTTGGAGTTGCAAACCGCGCGTTTGTCATTCGCGCAGCGATCGACTACGCCCAGTTGATGCCCAAGGCAACTGCTCCAAGGGCAGAAGCTACTCACGGAACTAACTGGCTTGACACTTCCAACAACACTTGGGGCGTGTATGAGTACAGTGGCTCTGAGTGGGTTGAGCGCGACCTCTATATCCTAGATAGCACCAACGATCTCAACGCTCCTGTTGAAGGCGTTTATACCCCACTATCCTCAGTTGGTCTCAATGGCGACATGGCGATGGTTGTAGTTTCTGGCAAGAAGTACCTTTACCAGAAGGTTTCGGGTACTTGGTCGCTAGTTGGCGGCACCGCGTGGAGAACAGCAAAGTCGGCAAACTTGATCTACAACACCTTCCGTCCAGAAACTGCTGGCGTTGGTGACGTTTTGGTTCTTGAGACTCCAAGTGTTGTGACCTCGATCTCCAGCGCTGCAACCTGGATTCTAAAGACTTTCAACGTGTCCACTGGGGCATGGGATGAAACTCTGGTTCCAATCTATAACAGAAGCAACGAAGGCAATCTTTCCAAGACTGCCGGCGCAGTTTATCTGAGCCACGATGCAACTACTGCGGTCTTTGAATTCCGTAAGTTTGATGGTAACACTTGGGTTTCGCTTGGTGAGCAAGCTAGCGCTGCTGAACCAACCAGCGATCCTGTTGAAGGCACTCTGTGGTACAACAATTCCAACCTGTCGGTCAACGTCAAGGTTGCAAGCAACGGTAGCTGGGTAGCTTACCGCTCGGCTTACCCTGAGACTGATGTCAACGGCGTTATCCTCGCAGCAAGCGCCCCAAACACTCAGAGCACTGGCGCTCCTCTAGTCAACTACGACCTCTGGGTTGATACTTCGGATCTTGAGAACTATCCCAAGATGTATCGTCGTATCCAAGGTGTTTGGAAGGCTATCAACACCGAGAACAACGTCGATCCAATCGACGGCATTGCTTTTGGTGAGGCGGACAACACCGCAGCTATCAACTACGCAAACGGCATGAAGCTGTTCGATCTTGCAGAATCGACCAACGACGTAAAGCAGTATGTTGGCGGCGCATGGACGAACGTGTCGGGTTACCAGTCGAATGGTGTTCCATTCTTCGGTCGCAAGGCGCAGCGTCAGATGATTGTCAAGTCCTTGGCAGCAACCATCTCCAGCAACGAAGACATTCGTGCAGAGACCATCTTCTTCAATCTACTAGCAGCTCCAGGCTACATTGAGTTGGTTGATGAAATGGTTACCCTGAACACTGACATGAAGGAAGTGGCTTTCATCGTTGGTGATACTCCAGCACGCTTGAGGCCAACTGGCGCAGCAATTCAGGAATTCGCAACCAACGCTTCACTTGGAAACACCGAAACTGGCGTAAGCACATTCAACCCATATGTTGGTATGTACTACCCATGGGGTCTGAGCACCAACGTAGACGGCAACGAAATCATGGTTCCACCATCGACTATTGCGCTACGCACTTTGGCTTACAACGACTCGGTTAGCTATCAGTGGATGGCGCCAGCTGGTTGGACACGTGGTCTGGTTTCCAACGCTTCGAGCGTGGGTTACTTGAATGCTGAGGGTGAGTTCAAAGCAGCAATGCTGAACAATGGTCAGCGCGACATGCTTTACAGCAACAAGATCAATCCAATTGCTTACATTCCAAACCGTGGTCTGGTTGTAATGGGTCAAAAGACTCGTCACAACTTGGATACGTCGCTGGATCGTATCAACGTAGCACGTCTTATCAACTACCTGCGTTACAACTTGGACAACATCAGCAAGCCATTCCTCTTCGAGCCCAACGACTTCCAGACTCGCGATGCGGTCAAGACGACGTTCGAAAGGTTCCTTTCTGATCTAGTTGGTCTACGTGGTCTATACGACTATGTTGTGGTCTGTGATGACTCCAACAACACTCCAGAGCGTATCGACCGTCACGAACTGTGGGTAGATGTTGCAATCCAGCCGGTACAGGCAATCGAGTTCATCTACATTCCAGTCCGCATTGTGGCATCTGGCGATGACCTTGGTCAGCTTTTCCAGTAAGGC